TAACCGCGCCAGAGGCTGTCAGTGTCGTGAAATTACCAGCCGCAGCGGTGGTTGCTCCAATCGGCGTGCTGTTGATGGTGGAGCCTGTAATTGCCAGTGACTGAAGTGCTGCAGAAGCGATAAGCGCAGTCCCCGCGCTGTTGATCATTGCAACCTTGTAGCCGTTCCCAGCTAGTGTTGGCAGCAGGTCGAACCCGTCTGTAATGGCTTCAAGCTCTGCTCGCATCGCGGCTGAAGAACCAGGCGAATTCGGCGTCGGGAAAGTCCCGTGATTATAAAAACTATTACTCATCGCATGCCTCGACGCATCGTGTAATGAATGATCACGGTGTTAACCGTAAACGGCTGCAGCACGTCGGACGTGCAAGAGATCCGAATAGAAATATTTTCTGCTGTACCAGCAACCTCAACCTCGGACGGAGAAATATCTGACCCGTCCCATACAAAGTTGTCCCAGATCAAGCTATCCCAGTAAGCTGAACGAAGATCAACGTTGTAAGTTTCGTCAAACGGCTGGACGTACTCTTTGGATCGGTAGCCAAGGTCATAGCCAAATTGAATCTCAGCGTAGTAGTCGCCAGCGAGCTCGACGCTTGCCTTACGGAATCGCTTCAGTATCCGCGGCGATTTCATTGCGTCATAGACTAAGTTGAAGCTTGCCGCGATAGGATCTCCGTCAAAGCTTGTGCCTTTGTCAAGCTGGTAAACCATGCCATTGTCTGAGCCAAAGTAAGACACGGCTTCGCCAGTTGAGCTTTCACCCTCGCACGAGACAAGCGCAGGGTCAGTAAATTCGACGGGCATTGTCCCCAAAAGCTTTCCATTTACGATCGTCATATAGATCGCTGTACCGTCGCTAAAGAAGACTCGGTATTGACCCTTATCTCGACTTAGCGAGCTCGTTGTAGCAATGTTGATTCTTGACTGCAGGTACGGACGCAGGTTCATGGTCAGCGCCGCTGGCAAGAAGTTGCCGAAGTTTAACGACGTCCCCATACTGATGACGCCTCGGTCATCAAGTACATAGGCCTGATCGAGGTTTTGGGCTGTATAAGGCACCGCACCGGTACCGGTATTGAATGTTGAGAGCGAGAAATTCTCAGCACTAGATCCGTACAAAACAGAGGTGTCTCGTCTTGTGTAAACACCTAGAGCGCCGCTCGATTGATCGCCAGGAAGAGCAAGCAAATTAGAGATCGGGGCGCTCATTGCAATCTCACCGGCACCCAGAATCGGATCCCATTGATACGGATAGCCAAGCGCTGAAAACTGAAGCGACGCTCCAAACGATAAGAACAAGTGCTGCTTATGGACAACGACGTGCGTAGGTGTATCTACAGGCATCGTCGTTGAGATTGGTACAAAAACAGTTCCGTCAAACTCAAACGCACGATTAATGCCGTCACATCCATACATTCGGTAATTTGAATCACCGCCGCCAAAATTGGCCACAACGGTTTCAAATCGCCCATTAGGAAGCAAAGAAATTTGAGTGGCTGCCCCGCCCGCGTGCGCGTGAGTTGTTGCGCCAATGCGAAGGTTTTCTCCAGACTGAAAAGTTCCAGTTGAGCTAGAAAGAATCAAACGGCCGGAAGCTAACGTAACGCCGCCCCAAGACCCAGCTTGCAAAACGGTTCTAGCAACTACACCAGTAGCACCGCTTGTCTGACCGGTGACTGTTTCGCCGTCAAGAATTTCATTTGTGCCGTTGGTAAAAGCCAGCTCTTTGCCAAGCGCAACCGCTGTCCAGCCAGACGTCGTCGCCTTGTACATTGCCGTCGCTGTGTTGCCGACATTGTTGCGCCAGGCGTAAACGTCGCCCTTGTAAATTGCAACGCCGCGCACAGGTCCTGCGCCTGGAACCGTTTGAATGTCGGCTCGGTATTCATCGGCTGCTAAGTTGCGATACACCGCATCCGTGTAACCATCTGCAGAAACGCCTTGCAGCGCGGTAATGGTCGCAACCTGCACGGCAGAGATTGAAATTCCTTCTTGCTCGAGAAAGGTTCCGGTCTCTCGAGTGATGACGACGTCGCTTCCGTCTAACGCAATCACTTTGCCAGTGGCCGAAGAAGACATGCCGGTGACCGTATTGCCGACTGCGATACTGCCAGTAATGTTGCAGACAAGAATGTTGTATAGCGCTGCCGATGGGCTTGGCCTGCCATCAAATCGCTCGTAACCAGCGACTCTGGTGTAGCCGCCGTTGACATTGCACTCAAAGTTAGCGGCTAGCCTGGCAAATCCCGATGGGAGTGAAAGAGTCGGTGTAACTTGATCAAGACCGCCGCCGAGTCGAATCAGCTCGTACTGGACGCGCGGTAGTTCATTCATGTTCACCGGTACAGCCTCACGCCAATGGGTTGCCTAAAGTCAGCTCTTGAAGCTGCTCTGCTTCAAGCTGATTCATCAGCCTCGTGAATTCCGTGTTACCGCGCATGAGCACTTCAGGCGCAGATTCGTAAAGGCCGTAGTACTGCATCGCCTTGTAAACAATCACGAGGTGCAGCGCATCATTCGGAATGCCTGGCTCGTCGGTGCCGTTGACAAACGGCTGCGGGTACTGCTGGTACTCGCCAGTAATCTCGTAAATGCCGTCAGGAATCTGACCTAACATGACCGCTTTGCCCTGCGGGTTCTGGGCAAACACGACGGGTCGTCCAGGCACCTGCACGTTGAATCGGTAGGTGTTTCTGAACGTGTGATAGCCCCACTCCACCAGCCACTGCATGTCGCTGACACCTAGCGACTTCTTCTGGCAGCGAAACGTATCCTTCCACCAAAACCGAAGATCGGTCAGTTGGTTACCCGTGAGCGTATTAACAGTCTGCACGGGCAAGTAGTCGCCCGTGTTGGCGACCGTGTCAAACGCGAACTGTTGGCGCATCCAGCCCCAGCCGTCGTACATGCCCTGGATGTCATTCCAAGCTGCAGCAACCCAGTTAACGAGCTTCAGGTTCATACCGGTCTGGCCGGTCACAGAAGTCGGTCCTGGGCCTGGAACGCCGCATTCAATCGACAAGCGCTGAGCGAGCTGGAGCCAATTCATATCAGCCTGGATTCTTCAAGAGTTGACGCAACCACGGCCCGCCCTGCTTAGGATTGGGGTCGTGCATGATCTGAAACGGGTAGCTTAACGACAGGACGTTTTCTTCTTGGAAGCCCATGGAGCCGTCTTGGTTGACAATCTTTTTCTGGCGCACTCGAGACTGCTTTGCGTTGGCAATCACGGCGACGTGGTACCTGCGCAGCTTGGTCGTATCTCCGCGAATCGCAATGCGATAGTCGCCATTGACGTTGACCTCAACAAAGGCCGGCTCGTGCTCGTTACCGGGTTCGTTAAAGAACACCTCGAGCTCATCACGCATGAACTTCTCATACTCGATATCGTCAGTACGCAGCACCTTGTCGGTGTCAATCTCAATGCCTCCAGGCTTGGCAGCGTCAGCCGCAGGGGTGACTGCGTTGTCGATGCTTGTGTCCTCAGATGCAAGACCGCGTTGACGTTCGTATGGGTTCACGGGTTTGTTGGGTACGGCCATTGTGTTGTCTCCAATGCGTTAAAGGATGGCGACCACCCGAAGGTGGCCGCCTGCTGACTTTAGGCAGTCAGCGGATTGGCCGGCATGTCGGCCAAGTTGTAGAACGTGTCGGTCACGCCCGAGGCCGAAAGATCGACCGATCCGGGGGTGTACGTCGTTCCTGCGGTGAGCGCAATGCGCAGGCCGCCGATCGGGCAAACGCCTGCGGGCACGTCTGGCCACTGAAGCGATACGCGGCCAGCAGCAAGCTCAGCGCTGTCAACGATCGGACCAGGCAGGATCGACACAGCACCGGAGGTATCAAGGTAGATACCGTAGATACGGGTCGAACCGTTAACGCCGCCCGTGAACGAGCCGTTCACGTTCTGCACGCCACCAGCAGCAGCCTGGTACACAGCGGGACCAGAGTAGCTGATCGCGATGTTGTCCGTGATGGCTTTGCTGTAGAAGCGTCCGTCAATGACGTAGTTGATGGCAGTAGCGATCTGGATGGTGTTGGCATTGGTGCCTTCAGCCAAACCGCCGCTGTTTAGGGCCATCGTGAGGCCCGAGGCTTGGGAGAGATTGTCAGACATGGTCTGTTTTCCTTTCGAATTGAGTTCAGTCAAACGGGGCCGAAGCCCCGTTTATCAGAGAGCCGAGCAGGCGGACTCGATGCGTACCATCCAGTTTTCGTTCAAGCGCACAGCGTTCTTGTAGAAGTTGGCGCCGACGTAACCGAACTGGCCCATCGGGTTAGCGTGCGTGATCTGCTTGGCGGGCAAGTAGATCGGCTCAATTGCGCCCATGCCTTTGAGAGCGACCTGGCCCCATGCCTCTTGTGCAACGACCATGGTCGGGTACACGTCAGCCGTGGTGCCGGTGGTGCCACCGTTGGACAGGAACGTGCCTGCCGTGATGGATCCGCCTGCCGAGAGGAAAGGCTTGAAGTAGGGGCTGGTGATGATGCGATAACGCTCGATCGTGCCGATCTCACGCTCATGCACGGGCTTTTGCTGACCGTAACGAGCAACCGGCACGAAGCCAGTCAGGTTACGGAAGTCAGCTTCCATGTCCGTGTGGATGAACACGAGGTAGCCAGGCTCGATTGCGCTGGTGTTGAAGTTCACCGACGCAGCAAGCTTTTCAGTCACGAGCTGAGCGTGAGCAGACTCGAGCTGACGAGCAGCTTGACGAAGCTTGTTGAGAGTGATTGCGGTGTTCACCGAAGCACGCGCGGTGCCGTTGGCGTAAACCACATTGGTGCCACCACGAACCACGCCGTAAGCAATGAGTTCTTCCAGGCTGGCCATGTGCTCGCCAACGAGCTTGACCATATCAGCGGGGATGTCGTCCTCGTACATGGACTCAGCCTTGCGCGAGAGCTTCATCAGCACGCCGTACTGCTGCAGGGTGACCTGCACGTCCTGGTATGTGATGGTGCGCGAACCAGGGGTCACACCTTCTTGCAACAAGTAGTTGCTAGCGGTGATGCTGGGCGCGCCGTTAGAGCCTGCGTCGATAGGAAGAGCCCGGCGGAACACAACCGTGTCGGTCTTGTTCTGAGGGACTTGCTTTTGCATACCGAAGGTAGAGAGCACTTTAATGGGCATGGCGTGCTTGAGCATTTCGCGCTCGGCCATGATGAGGTTCCGCGAAGGAACTAGGGAGTAGGTTTGCATGATCAATTACCTTTTCTGTCGATCAAGTTCATCCAAATAGCGCCAGTACTCTTCGGGCGACATTTCCTCGACGGGCTTCGTACGAGAGCTGCCACCACCGCGCCCCGAGGGGAGTGCGGCCGCAGAGTTCAAACGCTGCGTGCGTTGGGTTGACGCTGACTTGAGAGCATCGCTATGCAGGTCCAAGAGCCTTACTGCGTCCTGCGGGCTTTCGCTCGCCGCTAGAAGCTGCACTTCTCTTGCCTGGCGCTGTAGCCAGCCAACAAATTCAGGCGTCCGTACACGATCTTGCCAACCGGGATGCCTGACTTCGACGGCCATCTCCGATCTCAGCCGGGCGATTTCTTCTGGCGTAACACCAGGCGCTTGTTGAGCGGGTTGCTGAGACTGCTGCGCGATCTTCTGCTCCAGCATGCTCAGTCGCTCGTTCAAAGCGCTTTCCATCGCATCGGCGAACTCGGGGTAGTCCGCTTTCAATCTAGCCATGGCCTCGGGGTTCTTCTGCGCATCGCGTATTTCGCTTGCGCTTGGAGCCTCGCCGCCTTTGGCGGTTACCTGCGCTGCCACCTGTTGCTGTTGCTTCAGTTGGCTGCCAAGTCCACCGATATGGCCTTCAGCATTCCGTAGTCGTTGCGTCAGTTGACCGACCATCTCCGATTGATTTCGGAGCATCGATTCAAGTCCGGCGATCTTGTCAAGCAGTGCGTTTTCACCCTGCGGCACCTGGTCATCGCCACCCGGTCTTGCGTCGGCCGCATCAGCATTGTGATTGTCGGCGGGCGCTGGGTTAGCGGCCTCGGTCGGGTCGTCCTGCTTCTCTTGCCTCGGCGCAGGCGTGCCAGCGTCCTCAGCTTCGAGCTGATCCCAGATCTTCTGCGCTTCTTCTAACGGGTTGGTTTGTTCCTGTACGTTCATTCGGTTGTCGTCTCACTCAGGTCTGGCCATTGCTGGCCTTGTTCGACAGCGCCGGAGAGTTCTTCGGGGCTGACCGCGGGACTCAGGCTCGCAGGATCTGCAAGGCTGAGAATTCGTTTAAGCTCACTGATCTGACCTCTGATCAGGGCCGTCTTTTCTGGTCCAAACGACGGGGTGTCATTCAGCTCACGAAGCTCCTCAAGGCGTGCCTTGAGGGTCTGCGTCAGCCGCTTCCATGTTGGCGAGAGGAAGTCCTCGCGTCTAAGCAATCAACGCTCCAAAAAAAATGGCGCCGCAAGGGGCGCCGAAGGTTCCACAGGAGAAGTCGCAATGCAAATCAAAAAAGGCCAGCGATCTTTCGACGCACTGGCCCGACCCGAAATATACATCAATGTGATATTGGGCGCAAGAGGTTAGCGCCCCATCATGCGACCCATGTTGACAATGAAGAGCGTTGGCTTAGCAACAGCGGACGAAAAGTCGATCTCAATGTAGTAGCCATCCTCGGTTAGCAGCAGGTCGCCGTTTTCTGCAGCAAGCAAGTACTTGAGAAGGTCTGGATCCTCAAGCGCAATTTCTAAACCGTCTTCGGTAAGCAGTAGCTCGCCGAGCTCGGTGGCGAGCAGGCTAGTGGTCATTACATGAGAGGCGAGGTTGAGAAGTTAGTGACCTGTTCGGTTGTCAGTCCAACAACCGTTTCTACCGTTAGCGATTCAACTTGCTCCGCGGTCAAATCCTGAAGCCACGCACCTTCTACCCAGCTTCTTGTATCGTGCTGCCAATTCCATTGATAGCCTGCTCTGTCTGCTGGCTTAGGGTCACGGATGATCCATTCCCAGTTTAGCCAAACAAGTTCCTTGCCTTCAGGAATCTCTGTCGGTGGTGATGGAGCCTGTTGCCAGCCCTCTGTGCCGTCTGTCTCTTGTGATGGGATAGACCCGTTTTTAGTCCAGTACATATCTATTCCTAAAGGGTCGGAAACGCTGCTGTTGGCGGTGTGAAGTTGCTGGTGTAGCGAGCGTATCCTTTGGTAATGCGTAGGTCTTGGATGTAGCCGTTGAAGTTTTTGTTGACTGTTTGAGCGCCAATATATAGACCAGGATTGGATGCTGTCGCGGATGAAGTGAATGACGACCCCTGCACCCCATTTACAAATGTCCTTACGGTACTTCCAGATCTTGTGACGGCAACGTGATACCAAGTGCTATTTGATAAAGCTGTTGTAGTGTCGGCTGTGGTTCCCTCAACCCTAGTATGAAGCACATTTGTCGTGTTTAGCCACCAAACTCCATAACCAGTAGAGCCGTTGTATGTTGCTACTAAAGACTCGTAATTCCCTGTACCACCCGCTGAAGAACCTGCTCTGTATACCCAAAACTCAATGGTAAAGTCACCATTAAACACAAAGTCAACGCTACTTGGCGTAAACAAATAATCCCCATTCCCATCAAACGACATACTGCTGCCACCCCACTTGCTCTGTGTTGTGCTGATCTGAGCATTCCCCACCGTCTCCAGATCATTCTTAGACGTAGCGTCATAGATACCGGCGTTGGTGAAGTTGAGGAGGAGGGTGACATTTGTTGTCGCTGTAGGCGGTGCGGTTGGAACTGAAATACTTTCAGCCGTTCCGTTTGTATATTTCAAGCCACTAATATAACCATTCATTACATTAGCTGCACTACGGTCAGCACCCGTATAAAGCGTATCTGTTTGGTTAAAGTCTGTTGAAACAGTCGCCGTAGCAGAACTAACACCATTTATGTATAACTGGAAACCATTGGTTGATGTATTAGTTCTTACCGCTGCAACATGCGTCCATGCAGATGCAGGTATGGTAGTTGTTGTATCAACGTTTGTCGTTCCGTGAGTAAATCTTAATATATTTGTTGAAGTTATCTGAAATACGAATCCTGTTGAAGCACCTCCTTTGGCTATAATTGAATGAGTGGCTCCGGAGGCATTTCTATAAACCCACCCTTGAATAGTAAAAGCGTTAGTACCTAATCTTAAATTAGCATTATCCGCATTACTCAAATAATCCCCATTCCCATCAAAATACCCTGACCCACCATAAGTCGCAGCAGACCACGGTAGTAATGGGTTGAATGGGGAGAAGGCGACTACGGAGGTCGTTGACCCCTCTTGTGTGATAGCAAACGCATTGCTACTGTTGTCTATAAAGCGGTTGGACTGGCATATAAGCACAGAAACCGTACCAGAACTTACGCTTGTAGTAAGAGGTGTTGTGCTAGGCGTGAATGAGCTTGTATACAAAGCCCCATTTTTTACAAGACGGAAGTTTGACATATAGCCAATTAGATTTTCCGTGCCATTGTAATCTGCTCCTATACGTAATCCTATTGTATTATTTGTTGTTCCGTTACTAAAAGACGCCGAACCTACTGGTGTGCCATTAATAAATAAATAACATGTTCCACCAGAACGACATGCAGCAACGTGTACCCAAGAGTTAAGCGGAACAGAGCTTGTTGATATGACACTAGAACCGCCTATGTAAGAAAACTGGAGGTATCCAGTTGTTGCATTTATACGGAGTATCCATCCAGAGCTAGATGGCGTGTCCCATCTATAATGAGCAATGTGTTGGGCGGCGGTGTAAGCAGAAATATTTACCCAAGCTTCTACTGTAAAGTTACCCTGCGTAATATCAAACGCAGAATTAATTCCTAATGCAAGCCTTCCAGACCCAGTAAAATAATTCCCCCACCCCGTCTGTGAGAACGGTGAGAACGTACCTTGTGTCGTATTGCCGTTGCGGGTGATGGTGAAGTTGTTGGTAGACGCATCTAAGAACGTGTTATTTGTAGCGCCGTTGGTTCCGTTGCCGGGAAGTAAAAGAGTTGTGTATTCAAAATAAGGATCAGGGATCAATCCTAAAGGCCAGATGCCTTGACGCTGTGCAAGCTGCGCCTCTCTCAGAGACCATACGCCCTTAGCCGACAGCAGTGTCGGTACGTTAGCAGGGCCAATAATTCCACCGTTACCGATAGGCATCAGGAAATCTCCTCGTAACTGACCGTAATTTCAAGGTCGCCTGAAGTAGAAGCCAAACCGCTAATTTTGTCGCCCTCCTCCAGGTAAATCGCAGAGTCTTTGCTCACAACAATAAGCGTTGCATCTGCTGGCACCGTCACTGTCTTGGCCAGGTTGTAGGTCGTTGTTGCGCTTGCGTCGTACCAGGTGACAGTCGCATCAGCGTTTGCTGTCCCGTCTACGTTAGCCACATAGACTGAATTGATCTTAAACACCTTGCCGCTTGCCGCCGAGTTGGTGACGATGTCTGCCGAGCTGGTGCCGAGCGCAGCGCCCACCGTCTTGCCGGTGATTGTTGCGACGTTGACTATGTTGGGTGCTGCCATGATTTCCCCTTATCCGAATACGATTGCTGCTGCGATGGCTTTGCCCATCGTGATGCCGCCGCCACCGCCTCCGCTTGCCGTAAGCGTGCCGCTTGATAGCGTTAAACCTGAACCGACGGTGACGTTTGCAAAACCGCCAGAGCCGTCGTTGGCCAGCAACTGAGCGTTGGTGCCTGTCGGTGCCGCTGCGTAGTCAGTGCCCGCCGCAGCCGCGCCGATGACACCGCTAGACGCCTTCAGCAAGCCTGTGGTGCTTGCCGCTTTGATGGTTTTGCCGCCAGATCCATCAAACAAAGCGATCTGGCTGTCAGTAGAGCTTGCAGGCCCATCGACATCGCCAGCGCCTGGATCGCCTTCAGGAATGGTGAAGTCCAGCACCGCAGCCGAGCTGGTGCCTGAATTGGTCACAATGACCGAGCTACCCGCTGCGCCGGTCGTTACTGTGCCGACGGCTATGGTAGCTGCCGAGCCAGCCGGTCCTGTTGCGCCTGTTGCGCCTGTAGCGCCGGTGTCGCCCTTAGATGCGAGCGTGCTGAAGTAGGTTGTATTTGTTGGGAGGTTGCCAGTACTTTGCAAAATGCAAACGTAGGCTGAACCGCTATACGAAATAATGTCGTTGGGATAGTAGGTTGTGCCGCCTGCGTACGCTCCCTGGAACGTCAGCGTTGTATACCCCAAGCTGTTCCAGGCTGTAGAACCGTTGCCAACCTTAATTTTGTTGAGCGACGTGTCAACGCCCAGCTCGCCCGCTGCCAGCGTTGGGTTGGCTGTGGACCATTGCGCGGTTGTGCCACGCCTAAGTTGAACTTGTACGGGCATTACGGTGTACCTCCATCAATCGGGTCGACAGCTAAGTAGCTACTGTCTGGCAACCCGCCATCTAAGTTTGTTCCTCCGCCCCCACCTCCACCGCCTGCCGAAGCGATCGTAATCGTGCCAGCGGTGTTAGTGATCGTGACGTTTGCGCCAGCGGTCAGCGTGGAAAGCGTGAAATTTGTGCCATTGCCGATTAGCAGTTGGCCGTTGGTTGGCGTCGAGGTAAGGCCGGTGCCGCCGTATGCAACGCCAAGACCTGAGCCCAGCACGCCAGTAACATCCGCGGTCTGCAACGTGACCGAGCCGGTCCTGGTGTTGAAGCTTGAAACGCCCCCCGCTGAACCGTTAGCAGCGGCAGTGATACGACCTTGCGCGTCAACGGTGATGTTCGCGTTGGTGTAGCTCCCTGCGGTCACCGCAGTATCCGCAAGGTTGATCGTTCGGTTAGTCGTCAGGTCACCGCCACCAGACAAGCCGGTGCCTGCGGA